ATCAATCTTAGTATCAGGACAAGAAGACAATGGTGATGAACGAAAAAGTATTGACGTACTAATGACCAAGCTACGTTCAATTGTAGAAGAGACTAACTGTTCATTGGTCTTAGTGTCACACCTTAAGAGAGTAGGTAACGGTAAGGGACATGAGGATGGTGTTGAAGTATCACTGTCACACCTTAGAGGATCACAATCAATTGCACAGTTATCAGACATGGTGATTGCAATGGAGCGTGACCAACAGGCTGATGATCCTGTCGTAGCTAACACTACTGTAATTAGGATATTAAAGAATAGATATACAGGAGAGACAGGCTTAGCTACATACCTATTGTTTGATTCTGATTCCGGTAGACTTAAAGAGATTGCTGCACCCTCTGAAGAAGACGATAGTGAGGAACAAGAAGGAGCCTTTTAAAGTGACTGAGTATAGGATAGTAAAAGATTTATACGATGGGTTTGAGGTGCAAATTAAACATGGATGGTGGTGGCCTTTCTGGCGACAGCCTATTGTTAATACACACAAGTCAATAGAAGAGGCTAAGAAGTGGGTAGTCTGGCACGCCAAGCCTGAAATCTTATACTTAGGAAAGGTGCATACTAAAGATGGCTCTAACCGCCGCTGAGTATTCTAGGAAATGGAGAGAAAAGAATCCTGATTACTATAAAAAATGGACAGTAACTAATACTGAGAAACGTAAGAAGTCCGCTAAGAAATGGAGAGAAAAGAATCCTAATCACAATAAAGAATGGAAAGTAAATAATTCTGAGTACACAAAGAAGTACCATAAGGAATGGAGAAAAAATAATCGTGGAAAAATAAATGCTATTAATTCTAAACGTAGAGCTGCTAAGCTACAAGCTGCACCATCTTGGGCTAATAAAAAGACTATAGATATGATATATATTATAGCTAATATTTGTAATAAAACAGTTGACCATATTGTTCCTCTACAGAGTTCTGTAGTATGTGGTCTACACTGGGAAGCTAACTTACAACTACTAACTCAACAAGAGAACAGTAGTAAATCTAATAAGCATGACTTTGACACACCTTTAGGACGGTAAGGAATATTAAATGGTAGGATATATTATATGTGATATAGAAACTGATAGTCTTCAGCCGTCCCTTATACATGTAATCTGTTGTCTAGATACTAATACTAATACCTATCATACTTTTACATCTGATCCTTCTATGGGTGAAGAACTTCTAATGTTCACTACATTTGTAGAGAATAACAAAGATACAAATAAGTTTGTATTCCATGGTGGTATTAACTTTGATCTACCTGTAATTAATAAGTTCATTAAGAAGGACTTACTTACAGTTGATATGATAGAAGATACTTTAATACTAAGCAGGATGCTTGATGTCTACCCTATAGATGGGTTAGGTCATAGCTTAGGTGCATGGGGACAACGATTAAACTGTCCTAAGATTGAGTTCCATGAGTATGAATTATTAACACAGGAAATGATCGACTACTGTAAAGGAGATATATCTACAGGTGCTAAGACATTTGAACACTTAAAGAAAGAACTTATACGTAAGAAGATATCAAGGAAGTCTATTGACCTAGAGTACTGTGTACAAGAACTAATTACACAGCAGGAGAACAATGGTTTTAAACTAGATATACCTAAAGCTATGCAGTTTGTAGCATCGTTAGAAGATAAGGCTGATATATTAAATGACAGGTTGATTGAAACTTTTAAGCCTGTGCCTATCTTTGATAAAGATATTAAGGTTAAGTATATCAAAGCTACAGGTGAGTTATCAAAGGTAGGTTTGAACCACTATAGAAATTCCTTAGTTGATGTAGTAGGTGATCATAGTAGGATTAAGTTCCAAGAGTTTAACCCATCAAGTAGGCAGCAGATAGCTGAGAGATTGATAAAGCTAGGCTGGAAACCTACTAAGTTCACAGAGAAAGGTAACGTCATAGTTGATGAAGGTGCCTTAGCTAATATAGATATACCTGAAGCTAACATACTAAAGGAGAAGATGTTATTAGAAAAAAGAATAACACAGACTGCTAGTTGGATAGATGCAGTAGATGATAATGACAGAGTGCATGGTAAGGTGTTCACGTTAGGCGCAGTCTCCACTAGGATGACACATAACAGTCCTAATATGGCACAGGTACCAGCTTCATACTCACCGTATGGTCCTGAATGTAGACAGTTATGGATACCTGAAGAACCTAATGTATTGCTAGGGTGTGATGCATCAGGCTTAGAGCTTAGAGTGTTAGCTCATTATCTTAATGATCCTGTGTTCACCAAGGAAGTTCTAGATGGTGACATTCATACAGCCAATCAGAAGGCGGCAGGGTTAAGCACTAGAGATGAAGCTAAGACGTTTATCTATGCATTCTTATACGGTGCAGGACCAGCTAAGATAGGATCAATTGTAGGTGGCTCAGCTAAGGATGGTCAGAGATTGATTGATCTATTCTTGAAGAACGTACCTGCATTAGCTGCATTAAAACATAAGTTAAGTATTGAGATTAAGACTAAGAAAGGATGGATTAGAGGACTAGATGGTAGACTACTCAAGGTAAGGTCAGAGCATTCAGCATTGAACTTGTTGTGTCAGGGTGCAGGAGCTATTATCTGCAAGGCATGGTTGGTTGGTATCTTTAGACTTAACTACGATAAACTACCCTTTAAATTAGTTGCAAGTATTCACGATGAATATCAATTTGAAGTTCATCCTGATCATGCAGAAGAATTAGGGAGTATAACACGGAGAGCTATTAAAGATATAGAACAACAGTACAACGTACTATGCCCACTTGATAGTGAGTTTAAGATCGGTGCTAATTGGAGCTTGACACACTAAAGGATAAGGTTATGATTGAGATTGAAATAACTCCTAAGATGAGAAGGATAGCTGATAATAAATCTAAAGGCATGGGAGAACTTAAAGGTTCCATAACTAAAGGTATAGGTAATCAAGTAGGATTCTTAGGAGAATGTTTGGTATCTTACTTCTTTAGATTACACTTTAAAAATACATACGATTATGATTTTATCTTACCTAATGGAAAGACTGTTGATGTTAAAACTAAAACAACTACAGTTGAACCTAAAGATTATTATGATTGTAGTGTCGCTAAGTGGAATACTAAACAGAAGTGTGACTACTATATATTTGCTAGGATAAATAAAAAGCTTGACAAGGGATGGCTGCTAGGATATTATCCTAAGACTGATTACTTTAAGGATTCAATTGAAATGAACAAAGGAGATATAGACCCATCAAATAACTTCGTAGTTAAATCAGATTGCTACAACATGCAGATAAATAAATTACATGATGTAGCTAAATTACTTGTTGACAGCGCCTGATTATTCAGGTATATACTAAGAACTAAACCACAAGGACCACACATTTGGGTGGCCCATATAACATAAGGACTAATAGAATCATGGCTACTAAATTTAACTTCATCTCAGGTAAAGCTCAATGGGCTAGTGTCATCCAACCTAACACAACATACGAACCATGTTGGAGTATAGATGTAATTTTAGATGAGGATAATAAAGCTAAAGTTGAGAGCTTAGGATTAGTACCTAAGTATAAAGATAACGTAGGTGACTACATTCAAATCAAGCGTAAGGTTACAACTAAGAAAGGAGACACACGAGATGCTCCTGATGTTGTCGATTCCAAGCGTAATCCTTGGGGTAAGAATTTGATTGGTAACGGTAGCGAGGTCAATGTTAAATTCCACACCTTCAACTGGACCTATAATAATAAGTCAGGCATTGGCGCTGATCTAGATGCAGTGCAGGTTGTCAAACTTGTAGAGTACGGTGCTGATTTTGACGACATAGATGATGGCTATGTAGTTGATGATGACGGTTCCTCTAAGTCAGAGTGGGAAGATCAGCAAGGTAAAAACGATGAGGTACCTTTCTAGTTCCTACTAAACTTTGAACTAAACTAGATAGCATCCTTAGCTCAGCTGGATAGAGCAACGGTTTTCTAAACCGTAGGTCGCAGGTTCAAGTCCTGCAGGGTGCGCCATATAAAGAAGGGTATACTATGCAAAATAAATCAACAGCTAAGAGTCGAGTACTACGGGCATTGTCTAAGCGTAACCTTGTTACACGTAAGACTGCCATTGAGAGAGGTTGGTGTGAGAACCTTACAGCTACAATCTCACGCTTACGGGACGATGGTCATGTCGTAGAAAGGGTCTTAGTTAAAGGACCGCCATCGTATACACGCTATCGTTTGGTACAAGAACATGGACGTTACATTCCTTCCAAGCATCTTGTAATCGGTGGCGATACAGGTTTGAAACTAGCAGCATAAGAAACTAAAATCGTATAACTTTATAGAGGCATTAGTAATTTAATAACTACTAAGTAAGTCCTCTACTTTTATTAATTTATATACATACACAAACTTAGGGATATGTAGAGACATGGTAGATAAAACAATTGATACATTAGTTCCTGATATCTACAAGCTTTTAGAAGAAGGACTTCCCACTACAGATGGTAACATTTGTGAGGGGTTAGCTATGAAAGATTTCTTAAGCGAGATGAAGGATGCAGTACTTAATGCTGTATCAGATTCAGATAAAGGATCAAGAGGTAATGCTTTAAGGTTGTCACAAATTGGATACCCTGATCGAAAGATATATTATAATTCACAGACTGAACTACCTGATGAAAAGCTAGATGGCTCTACTCTAATGAAGTTCTTGTATGGACACATGTTAGAAGCACTACTTATATTTTTAGCTAAGACTGCAGGTCATAAGGTTGAAGGCTTACAGAAAGAAGTTGATATAGGTGGTGTCTCAGGTCATCAAGATGCGATGATTGATAATGTTGTAGTTGATGTTAAATCAGCATCGACCTTCAGCTTTAATAAGTTTAAGAGCGGTAGCATTGCAGAGAACGATGCTTTCGGATACATAGGACAGTTGTCAGCTTATGCAGACGCTAATAATACAGAAGAATGTGGTTGGTTAGTGGTTGATAAATCAACAGGAGAACTAGCGTGGTGTCCATTACATCCTATGGAGATGATCAATGCAGAAGAACGGGTCCATTCAATCAAAAGTATGTTACTATCTGATACAATACCCCCTCGATGTTATGATGATGTTCCTGATGGCATGTCTGGCAACCGTGTTCTGGCTATTGGGTGTGTTTACTGCAACCATAAGAATACTTGTTGGGCTGATTCAAATGGTGGTATGGGGCTTCGGAGATTCCAATATTCCAATGGACCCAAACACTTCACAGAAGTCTGGAAAGAACCTAGAGTAGCAGAGATAACTACTGATGGTTAAGACTGCTAAGAAAAAGAAGGAATTCAGATCAGGTTCAGAGAAGAGAACTTCAAAGGTCTTGATCAGTGAGGGTATCAAGCACGCTTATGAACCTCACTTTATTCAGTATGAAGTTTCCTTAGTTAGACGCTACCTTCCAGACTTCATATTGAAACCTTCAGGTATAATACTAGAGGTTAAGGGATGGTTCAAGCCAGCTGATAGAGCCAAGCATCTACAGATTAGACATGTCCATCCTAACTTAGACATACGATTTGTATTTGATAATCCTAATTCCAGAATTAGTAAGATCAGTAAAACTACTTACGCGCAATGGTGTGATAAACATAACTTTAAATATTGTAAAGGACCAGCCATTCCGGTTGAGTGGATAGAGGAGAATCATGACAATAACAATAAAGCAAGAAGAATTGCTAGTAGACGACTTAAAAAAAATAGTGACAAGCTCAAGAAAAGAGATAGTACATAACGAGCAAGTACTGTTCTTATGTGTTATACTTCAAGCACTATTAGATGCAACTAAGCCTGAAGATAGTACGGAGTCAGTCGAAGCTAGACTAGCAAGGTCATCAGCTAAGGCGTGGTTCTCAGCTAGTGTAGGTGTTACAGCACAAGACTTCAGAGATGTCTGTGACTTAGCTAGAGTTGACTCTAATTATGTTAAATCGTTTGCGTATAAAGTTATAACTCAAAAGAGTATTCCTTTTATACGTAAGAGAATAAATACTTTATTAACATTTGAATAAGGATCACGATATGCCCAAACAAGATAAAGATTCCACTAAGTCCTTAACTTCAGAAGAATATGATTCGTTAGGTTTAGAAGATAGTATTAAGTATATAGATGATATCAACCAACAGCTATGGCATCTTAATACAGCGAAACAGCCAAATGATAACGCACTATCTGCTAGTGCTGATAAGGATACTGAAGAAGATTATATTGCATATGAAGATATAAATCTTTCAAAGGTCTGTTGCTTAGAGCGTCCCGCTGAAGGCGTATCCTATAGGTATAATGAGGGTAACTTACTTACAGAAATTAAAGAATATATTGACAGCACGTATGACGAACACTATTCTCAAGATAAGATACAGGCATTAGAGGTTATCATTGATGCAGGTCATGGTGAAGGATTCATGTTAGGTAACTCTATGAAATATCTTAAGCGTGTAGGTAAGAAAAAGGGAGAGACCCGTAAGGATTTATTAAAAGTTATCCACTATGGTCTACTGATGATTGATCTTCTCGATAAGAAAGAACAAGCTAACTCCGTGTAGATACTGTAATAGAAAGAGAAATGCAATGACAGACAGGAATTATGTGACAGACAGGACTTATGAATATATTGATAATGAATTAATTTTTGATCCTACATTAATTCCAGATGCAGTGTCCCATTGGATGACTGATTGGACAATCGACGCATTAAAAAGTAACCTACCACTAGGTACAAAGTTCAACAAAGATTGGTCGAGAGAAACCTTGGAAGATATAGTTCATAAATCTTTAGTAGATTACTTTTCTAACAAATCTCGTGACCAAGAACTTGAGATGTTGTTTGATACATACAGTGGGTTGGCTAATTATTAAAAGAATAGGAAAACTATTTCTTAGAATTATAGCTAAAACAGCTATGTTCTAAACAGTCTGTGTGTTAAACTCATAGACTTTAATTTACACCCTAACGGAGAGAATTTCGCATGTCATTTAGAAGTAACCACAACCCTATGTTCCGTTCCAAATTCAGCGAAGATATATTTAATAACAAGTATCAACACCAATCATGTGAGACATGGGCTGCATTATGCAAAGTCTTAGTTGAAGATGTATGCCTAGACATGATGACCAAGGATGAGAAAGAACAGTTAATACAGTACATGATTGAGATGAAGTTCATCCCCGGTGGACGTTACCTTTACTATGCAGGACGACCTAACAAGTTCTTTAACAACTGCTATCTATTGAAGTCAGAGAGTGACACACGGGAAGATTGGGCTAACCTATCATGGAAGGCTGAGTCATGCTTGATGACAGGGGGTGGTATAGGTAATGACTACTCAATCTATCGTGCAGAGGGTGAAGTCTTAGGTGGTACAGGTGGACTAGCTAGTGGACCTATACCTAAGATGGAGATGATCAATGAAGTTGGCCGTCATGTGATGCAAGGGGGTAGTCGTAGATCAGCTATCTATGCTAGTTTAAATTGGAAACATTCAGATGCTCATAAATTCTTATACATTAAAGATTGGTATCAGATGCCTGTAGGAAATACAGGATTGTCAATGGGTGATCTTAAGGAACAAGACTTTAACTTTCGTGCTCCATTAGATATGACTAACATCAGCTTGAACTACGATACTGAGTGGTTACTTAACTACTATAAGACAGGAGATACAGGCGACACGTTTAAAGCTAACGTGAAACAAGCACTATCAACAGCTGAACCGGGGTTTAGTTTTAACTTCTTTGATAAGGAAAAAGAAACCCTGCGTAATGCTTGTACTGAAGTTACATCTGAGGATGATAGTGATGTATGTAACTTAGGTTCGTTGAACATGGGACGAATAGATGGCATTGAAGAGTTCTCTGATATCACTGAACTAGCTACTAAGTTTCTGTTATGTGGTACAACTAGAGCTAAGCTACCATACGAAAAGGTCTATGAAACTAGAGAGAAAAATAGACGGTTAGGTTTAGGCTTAATGGGTATTCATGAATGGTTAATTAAGAAGGGTTCTAAATATGAAGTTACTAAGGAGCTTCATCAGTGGTTGTCCATTTATAAAGGAACCTCTGATCTTGTTTCAAAATCTTTTTCTAATAAGTTGGATGTGTCTTGCCCTGTTGCTAATCGTGCTATTGCTCCTACAGGAAGTATCGGTATTCTAGCTGGCACATCAACAGGTATTGAACCTATCTTTGCTACAGCCTACAAGCGTAGGTACCTTAAGAACGGTACACGTTGGCACTATCAGTATGTAGTTGACAGTGCAGCTGCTGAGTTGATTGATCTCTATGGTGTTGATCCTAATAAGGTTGAGTCAGCCTTGGACTTAGCTGATGACTATGAACGTCGTATTCGTTTCCAAGCTGACATACAGGACTATGTAGATATGAGCATCTCATCTACAATTAACTTACCTTCATGGGGTAGTAAGAATAATAATGAAGATACAGTGGGTGCGTTCTGTAATACACTAGCATCTTATGCGTCACGCTTGAGAGGATTTACATGCTATCCTGATGGTGCAAGAGGCGGTCAACCTCTGACATCCGTACCATACTCTGAAGCTGTTGATAAATTAGGAGAAGAGTTTGAAGATAACATTCAATCCCATGACATCTGTGAGATCAGTGGTACAGGTGGAGTGTGTGGTGTATAAGGATATATGTAGATGCTAACCTATATAACATATGATCAGGATTTACCCTTTGGTTTCTGTGATGAATTAGTTAAAATGTCAAGACACTTTAACCTAGTTGAAGCTAAGATTGGTAGAGATGGTGATCAGGTACTGATGGATGAAGTTAGGAATACTAGGATAGCATGGCTTAATAACAAAGAGATTAATGATATATTATATTTCTATGCTGTAAAGGCTAACACAGATGCTAACTGGAACTTTGACTTAGCTGCTTCTGAAATACCTCAAGTGTCATTCTACGAGAAGGGAAACTTCTATGATTGGCATTATGATACAGGTTCTGAGAAAGCTGACGAAGATTTACAGCGTAAGATAACTGTAACTGTAACCTTAAGTGATCAATATAAAGGTGGTGATCTTCAAGTACAGAAGTGGGTTCATCCTCAAGAATCTGATAACTTTTCTACAATTAAAGCAATGAGAAATAGAGGTTCAGTATGTGTCTTTCCATCTTATATATTCCATAGAATTAATAAGGTACATAATGGAGAACGAGTAGCTTTAACTTCTTGGTTTAGAGGGAGAAAGTTTTCTTAACATGGTTGAATAAAGTCCTTGGACTATTGCGTAAATAGGAGTATGATGTTCTGTACTAAATATAATAATAATAAAAAGAAACTAGAGAAGGGTACTAAGAATATTATGAATGTAGATTGTAAGTTACCTACAGTGTATATTGGGTATGATCCTACTGAAGATGACTACTTCAGAACACTAGTGTATAGTATTAGAAAACACGCTAGTGCGCCGGTACAAATAGTACCACTAGATCAGCACGAACTACGAAGAGCAGGTCTATACTCAAGATCATATGAGATTGTTGACGGTAGAAGAGTGGATGTCTTTGACGGAAAACCCTATTCAACCGAATTTAGTTTCACTAGATTCTTAGTACCTTTCTTACAACAGTTTAGTGGTAAAGCTATATTCATGGACTCTGACATGTACGTTAGAGGAGACATCATGGAAGTATTTAATAGGTGTAATGCAGGGTCTAACAAAGCTATCTACTGTGTCAAGCACAACTATACTCAAGTTGAAGGTAGCATTAAGATGGATAACAAACTACAACAAAACTATTTCAGAAAGAACTGGTCTAGTTTTATACTGTGGAATTGTGATCACCCTTCTATCAAGAGATCATATACTTTAAGTGATGTTAATACTAAGAGTGGTAGCTGGTTACATGGTTTTTATTGGTTAGAGAACGATGAAATTGGTGAACTACCTGAAGAATGGAACTGGCTTGATAGTCATTCTCCTTCCAGTATATCAGCTAAGAATGTACACTTTACTTTAGGCGGTCCTTTGTTTGCTACATGGGAACCAGCAAGAAAAGCAGACGCTATGTATGCTTTAGAGTATGGTGAATTATACAAGGAGATGATTGACAGTAATGATTAGATTTGTAACTTCCTTTAGTGCTGAAGGGTATGAACAGTACGCTAAGAATATGTTGTTTTCAGTCCTCAAATATTGGAAGGATGATCTTCAACTTATAGCATATTACCATGACATGCCTCAAGATGTAGTCAATGAATTTCCTGTAGGTAAGAACATTGAGTACCGTAATCTTAATGATGTGCCTGACATGCTGGCTTATAGAGAAGCTATGAAGGAGCATGATGGTACAGGCAAGGGAAAAGTACCATACAATTGGCGCTTAGATGCAATCAAATGGTGTCATAAAGTATACGCTATGACTGATACGTCCTTACAGATTACTGAGTCAGAAGTTAAAGGCGGTTGGCTTATATGGTTAGATGCTGATACTGTAACCAAGCGCCCTCTATCTGAAGAGAAGCTTAAGGAATTCTTGAATGACAAAGCTGAGATTTCTCATTTAGGTAGAACAGCTGCAGACTATAGTGAAACATCTTTCTTAGCTTTTAATCTTGACTATCAAGCACCTCATCTTTTACTAGCAGACCTTAGAGGTTGCTATGATACTGGTGAGGTTGTGTCGTACAGAGAATGGCATGATGGATTTATCTTTGAACGTCTATTAAATATTTACTCCGCTCATGGTATGAAGGTACAGAATCTTTCACCTAAAGTTAAGGACTTAGATGCTTTCGGAGTATCACCTGTAGCTTACTACATGGATCACTTCAAAGGTAATAAGAAACATAACCTATCAGATGACAGGGTAAGTGGTGATGTTAAGTTGCCTCGATACAGGCAATTAGCTGAGCTTGTACGGACCTATGCTACTGACAACATCCTAGAAGTTGGTACATGGAACGGGGGTAGAGCTATCGAGATGGCTTTAGCTGCATTTGAGAAGTCTGACACTGTACACTACACTGGCTTCGATATGTTTGAAGAAGCTACAGAAGAGATTGACGCATATGAACTTAATACTAAAGGACATAATACACTCAAGGCTGTAGAGAATAGATTAGAGAACTTCTGTAAGAAGATGGGTGAACAAGATAAGACTTTTACTTTTGAACTATACAAAGGAGACTCTAAGAAAACTTTAAGTAATCTTAGTTTAGAAGATGTGACATTTGCATACATTGATGGTGGTCACAGTGACGAGACAGTTAACAGTGACTATGAGAACCTAAAGCATGTACCTGTAATTGTATTTGATGACTTCTTCTCTAAGGATGCAGCAGGTAATATCATAGGTGAAGAGCATCAAGGTACTAACCGATTAGTTTTGGATAAATTAGAAGGAAAACGAGTTACAGTCTTACCATCACAGGACAAGGTATTAGTTAAGGGTAAGCAACAAGGTTGTACACACCTTGCAGTTCTATTAAATAACGATGAGCTTCCACCTATCCCGTCTGACTTACGTAAAGCACCTATCATTATACAACCTAAAGATAGTGTACCTCAAGAACATATCACTGCTAATATTCAAGCTAACCTTGAGCTTATCAATGATTGGAGCCTTATTAATAACTGTGATATTAATGATGAGTCTGTAATTATAGTATCGGGTGGTGACTCTACTGACTTTGAATCTATTAAATATCTTAAAGATACCTTAAACTCTAAGGTAGTGTGTGTCAAACACTCATATCCTAAATTACTAGAGGCTGGTATACAACCTTATGCATGTGTTATACTAGACCCCCGTGAAATTAAAGGAACATCAACACACGGCGTTGTACGTGCATCCTTGTTTGAAACCGTAGATGATAAGACTATGTTCTTTGTCGCATCAATGACTGATCCGTCAGTTACTAAGCATCTACTTCAGAAGACTGATAAAGTATATGGCTGGCACGCATTCTCACAAAGCTTAAAAGACAACACGAAGACTGAAGAAAATCCTAATGGCGCTATTGATTTAGGTGAAGGTGCAACCTTTGTAACGGGTGGTACATGTGCAGCTATGAGAGCTATTGCGATGTTTCATATCTTAGGGTTCAGAGACTTTGAATTATTTGGATATGATAGTAATATATTAGATGAAGTTACTGATGAGATGAAGAAAGAAAAGATTAGAGATAATCAACCTAAGTATATACCCGTTGAACTTAATGATAAAAACTTCTGGACTACAGGAGAACTACTTGCAATGGCACAAGATTGTGAGAAGCTGTTTGAATCTACAGATGTAGAGATGAACATTGTAGTTCATGACGATAAGAAAGAGACACTAATAGGTGAAGCTTGGAGAACATCTTCTAAGTTTGACTATCACCACTATTCATATAGGATTGAGAATCTTAAACCTACCCCATACATCGAAGGAGATACTAAATAATGTTAGATTTATTCATGGAAAATAAAGAGTTCTTGTTAATCACTTTAACACAGATCATTGCTGTAGCATCTTTGTTAGTAGCTGGTACTAAGACCCCTGACCCTAGCACAATCTTAGGCAAAGCCTATACAGTAGTTGAGTTCTTAGCCTTGAACTTTGCAAGAGCTAAAGAAGTAGGCGAGAAGAAAGAAGTAGTAGTAGTAGCAGCAGTTGATAAGAAAGATACTTGACAATGATAGCTACAATACTGGGTTCAGTATTTAACTTATTTACTAAAGTTTTACCTTTACTATTCGCATACAAAAGCGGTAAAGATAGTGCTAAGCTAGATCAATTAGAGGAGGTAGTAGATGTTATTAAAGAAGCTAACGAAGTTGAAGACAGTGTTAATCGTGCTAACTCCTCTGATATTCATAAGCGGCTGCAGCAGTGGGTCCGTAGGTGATGGTAGGGTATACTGTAGCTGGTCTAAACCTATCTACCTAAGTGAGTTAGATGTGCTTAGTAATGACACAGCTAAGCAACTATTAACTCATAATGAAACATGGAAAAAACTGTGTGCTTAATATGATTAAAACATTATTAATAAACGCATATGCTAAAATATTCTGGTGGTGTAATAGACCTAAGAAGGCTACAGCTATGCCTCATGTTACTTTATGTAAGCCACCTGCTGAATATTCTGAGTACTTAAAACGTAATCCTACATATCGCACATTCTATGTAGGAGTACCTATGCTATTAAGACCTATAGATTGGTATAATATGTGTGAAGTTAATGATACTATTAACTACGGCTCTCAATACAAAGATAACCTACAAGGTAAAGACTGCTGGTCTTTAGAAGGATCAGAGGGAAACTGTGAGTATTATGCGATAAAGAAAAGACAACTACTTTTAGATGGTGGTATTAAGAGAGCTAACTTACCACTAGCTACGTGTCTTAATGAGCAAGGGCTTCCTCATGTAGTTCTGTGTGTCACTACATCAGAGGGTGTATATGTACTTGACAGTAGATTCGATGAAGTTCTACCTTGGAATAAGATTAACTACTCAAGTTGGAAAATTGAATTATCTACTAATAAAGAATTATTATGGTCACAAGTAACACACTAAGGCATAATAAATATGACAGTACAATCTAAAGAACTAAACCTTAAGCAAGAGAAGTTTTGTCAAAGCTATGCTATGTATCATAATGCAACAGCTGCAGCTAAGACTGCGGGTTACTCTGACGGATCAGCGCATACACAAGGCTCTAGGCTTATGGCTAGACCTGAGATACAAGAAAGAATTGAACAGCTTGAAGGTGAGATGGAGACTTCATTAGATGTAGTCTCTGAACTTGAGGATCAGTACCAGTATGCTAAAGTTAATAACCATACTAACAGTGCATTAAAAGCACTAGAGGTACTGTCGAGACTTAAGAGTGTAGAAGAAGTTGATATACCTAAGTCTATTACTGAACTAGAAGAAGACATTATAAAGGACTTAGAAATCTTAGGTGAAGATACTGTAGCTAAGTTATTTCTTAAATGTAAATGGTATGCTAGTGAACCTGATGATGGTGATGATGATGAAGCAGATAATAATATAGCATCTGAAACAATTAAAGATATTGAGATACAGAAAGCAGCAGCTAAGAAAGAATATAGATACCAGCATAGAGCTAGGCGTAAGTCTGCAGGTAACGTACTAACTTAAGAAGTACTACTTAACTATAGTTTCTGAATCTGACGGTACAGACCACAGAGAATCTTCTCCACTACATCTTGTTATAAAGAATACCCATAGAGGAGAGATACTAAGTTCTTCATATACATCCTTTCTATTATTCTTTATAAGCCACTGACTCTGTACTTTGTAAGCTAACTCTTCTAGTTCTGATAAGCATTCATATTTAATTTTATTTTGAAACTGCATGTAGTGAACTAACTCATGGACTAGTACACTGTCTTGTATCTTCTTGTCCATGTTACGTATAGATTCATTAAGATATATATTATTTGTATTATGATCAAAGAGACCCATTATAGAATTAGTGTTTTTTTCATTAGGAATAAGCTTACATTTTTCTTTATTATCTTCATTTGAACAATCATACATTATGTATTTCATAACATGTTCATGTACATATAAAGGTTTATATGGGAGTGTTTCTGGTACAGACATGCTAGTTACAGAAGCAATCCATACCATCATAGCATACATTATTTCAGTCAAGGCTTAGGACTAACTGGGGGATGTTTTCCGTTATGCATACTATTGAGCTTATCAATTTGAAATTGTAACTGTTCTACAGCCCTGTCATTGTAGCCTCTACGCCTGTGTTCAGCCGCTAGATTATCAGGACTTAATATATCTTTCATAACTGTAACTTGATTCTTTAAGACAGCAACACTGTTGTCATTAGTATCAGTTCTAATATACAGTTCATCAATAGAGTTTTTAAGTTCTCTTTGTAACTTGTATAGATTAGAGACTTGGTTCTTAACTAAAGCCCAAGCACCAGCCAGAGAAGCGATAACCGCCCCAATCTGGAATAAAAATTCAGTAGTCAATTCCATTTATCTCACAGTTAGTTTAATATATCTTTGGCATCTTCAAGTATTTCTTCAAGTCTAGACACTATGTCTTCTTTTAAATCTTGAGCCAATGGTATATTTCTAATGATTGGTGCTAGGGCTGTAAGCTCCCTAGCTAAGCTTCGTTCTCCATCTTCACCTAGTAGATAACCAGCGGATGCTGTACCTAAACTAGAAACTGTACTTGCTGTAGGGCCTAGTAGTGATGCCCAGAAGTCACCACCAAACTTGTCTGCATTTAAAGCATCGTATAAGATTGTACCACCACCAAAGATATTAGTACCTAGCAGTGCTTCAATAACCCTGTCTCTCATGTCTAAGTCTTTACTAGGTTCCTCACCTTCAGGGTATCTAATAGCTTCCTTCATAGTCTGGATAGCTAAGGAAGCTCCGACCAAAGCTGTAAGAGCTACGCTGTATCTAGCTATATCACCTGCAGGTATTCTTGTTCCTTTACTCTTAAGTATAGGAAGGACGACATCTCTATACATCCTACCACCTACGTTAGTACCGAATGTAGCCATGAATCCTTTAAGCTGTGCTACCAAAGCCCAATGAGGATCAGACATCCACAATGGTTTGTTAGTAGGATCAGGTGTCATTATGATTTCTTTAACCATCTTAGACATAGCTTTCCTTACAATAGTAGGATCAGCATCTGTCTTGTCACTCATAGCCCAGTTCTGTAGTGTATCACTCATGGGATTAACTAACCCCATATCTCTAAGTCTCTTCTTAGCATTCAGGTATTCTCTAGTAGGCTTACGAGGCTTGTCACTTGGATCAGTGATACCCTCATACTTATGAATAGTCTTAAGGTCTTCAGTCATCTGCATTCTAGCAGCTTGAAAGCCCATGTCTCTACTGATCTGTGTAACTAAAGTTAAGCCTGTAGCTTTAAAGAATGCATCTGTAATCTTTTTATTAGTTGTTACATTACCTATGTCACCAAAGCGTTCTGATAGCACACCATCCAAGCCTTCCATGATACCCTTGAATGCTCTCTCTGATTTACCTTGAGGAATCTTAGGGAATATAGTTCTAGCACTAGCAGTTAAAGCATTGACTGAAGCCTTCATAGACCCCATCAAAGCGTGCTTAGGACTAACTCTAGTTAACATTATCAATGGTTCAGATAGAGCTTGTAGTGCAGCTAATGGAAGGGTTAAGATATACTGAGCAGCTAAGATATTCTTCATAGTACTACCCCATTTCTTATCCTTAATAGGATTATAGTTATGGTTAAGAGCACTATATATTTTAGATATATAAGCAACTTCAGGAGCAGATATCTTATCCTTTTTAATTAATGAAGCTACATCTTCCTTAAGTTGTATCTCCATCTTCTTAGCCTCAATTCTTTTAGATGCATCCAGTAGATACTTATAGGTTAAAGCTTCTACATTGTCGTCAATCAATCCTGCATCAAAGAGCTTCTTTCTAAATTCAGGTTTGAACATTCTCTTATTTTCAAAAGCAGCTTTAGGACTTTCTACATTAGTAGATTCAACACCACTTAGATTAAGTTGTTTTATATTTTCAGGATTAAAGAAACCATTATTACCTTCAATGTTATCTATGATGCCAGCTGCTACAACAGGTGTAGCTCCATCCTGAATTAGCATCTTCTTCATTTTCTTTCTAGCTCTTCTACCTGTCTTGTATGATATAGGTACATAGTTCTCTTCAAAGTTTAAAGGAATACCTAGAGCTTGCATCTCACCTGCCATACCTGAATATACAGGATCGCCTGTTTCAGGATCAGTACTTATAACCTCACCATAAATTTCACTTCTTAAAGTTTTAGCAGCTTCATTGATATTATTATTCTTATCAACAGCACCATATGCCATGACTTTAGTTATTCTTCTACCTACAGATTTAGAGATAGCTCTTTGTATAATAGGAAGTTTAAAGGCTCTCTTAACTCTATTCAAAACAGGTTGAACTTTCTCAGCGTACTCGCCTACCTTAGCACTAACATTAGAAGGTTGGCTCATCAAGGTATTAACAATGCGTGGACCTTCAGCTTCTTCTAAATTAGCTAGAGGCTTAAGAGGCTGTATTGCTGATCTAACTATACTTGAAGGAATACTTACAGATTCCATAGGATCAAGTTTCTTATCACCTGAATCTAATCTTTCAATATTAGCTAGATCATTGTCAGCATCTTCGGTAGCTTTTTGTAAAGATTCAATACTATCATCTATTTCTTTATGTCTTACAGCTAAGTCATTACCTAAAGATTTATTTATAATTCCTGTAGCTGCGCCTAAAGGTTTACCAGTTACAAATCCTATAGCTGCCTGATCTATAATATTATTTATTTGTACTCTAGGGTCGTCATCAATTAAAGGTAGTCCTGCAGCTAGTCTAGTTCCCGCATCTTCTACAACTGCCTGAGTTCCTTCAGTAACAGCCTCGCCTACACCACCTTTAAAACCACCCTTAACACCTGCACCAGCTATATCTATAGCCTTACGTGCAGCTGATTTACCTACTTCTTGAGATAAGGTATCAACCACAGCGTCCTTACCGAAAGATTTAACTAAACCATTTAGTAAGAATCCTGCACCTACTCTGTCTAACAGCCCACTAATAGTCGCTACACCCTTAGCATAATTAGCTGCTCTATCTTTTTCTACTCCCATCTCTATCATCTTATTATAACTAGGTGCATATGTCATACCTGCACTTACTAGTAGGGGGAGTGTTAAAGATAGAGCACCAGTTGCTACAACAGGAGCACCTACAAGAGAAGCAACTGCAGCAGGAGCAAATGCAGCTAGAGGCAGAGCTAAAGAACCTACACCTTCAGCTGACATATCTGATAAAAGTGTAGCGGCTCTATCAATAGCTAAGCGTAACCCGTCTTCTTCTCC